TTTAGTAGTGGAGATCTTGTCGTAAAGTTGGTCGATAATTTTCATTACAAGAGAGGTATAGTTGATTTTTACGCCGGCCTCTTGACCGATGGTTTTGATACGGTGGAGAATCTTATCGAATGACACCGTTTCGACGGCACCACTGCGTTTGGTTACATACATTTCGTCGCTTGACATTGTTTGTAGAATAACTATTTATATGAGAGGTTTCTAAATTGTTTTACGACATTGAAGAATTATTTTTACTATGGAAATTGCTTATTTCTTACCTTTTTTAATTTGGCATTAACACCCTCCAATTGTTTATCCAAATCATCTTTTTTTGTTTGGTAAGTTGTTTTATTTATATTTATATGGGAATTGATTTCATTCAATGATATATGCAATACACCATTTGATTCCAATAAATTGTTATATAATTGAAACAACTTGATAAAATATAGGTTATTATATTTTATGGAAAACTCTTCAACTGTATAATTCTCAGGAGTTTCAATGTTATCTAAAAAAAACTGTTTTTTTAATCCGGCAATTGTATTCATATTTGCGTGGATATTTGATTCTATTACGAGTTTCATCTCAATTTGACAATCGTATTTTTTTAAGTTGTCTGTAATTTTTAATATTTTATTTGTTAGGTCTTCGCGATCACTTTTCAATTTATTTATTTCAATTGCGTTATCAATTGTACTGATGCTCTTCTTCAAGAAATCCATTGTATATTATAAAATATAATAGTTTTATATTATTTTGTAAAATAATATACAACATTGGAAAATGCAGAGATGAAGATTTATACCGGTGAATATTAAATGGTGTAAAACCGAACTCTTTATAAATCTCTTAAATACAATTTTAATTCTAAATCTTTGTTTAATCTAGACGGATGTTTTGGAATTCCATTTTTTGAGATATCAATGCAATATGGTGTATCAACTAAATCTCTTAACCATTCAGGTTCTTTTTGATTATTACCCCAAGCATATACTATTTTGTCTGTTAATCCAATAAGTGATTGTATATGCGCAATATTATCCGGACCAACTGGGTCGTCTGTATGTTTTAACCCTTTTGGGTCAGTGCTTCGAAAAGCATATAAATTACCAACAAAAAACCCTCCATACCCCCAAGATTTCGAAAAATTAATAACCCGACGGATTGTCTGGTCATCCACTTTTTCATCAGCCGTAGATGGATTTAACATTATAAATAAGACCTTGGGTTTATCTTCATCCCATATACGTGATAATTGATATCTATATTTACCATCAGCTGATATTATTGCGTGTTTTTTCATACCTCCCTTAATAAATTTATATTTTTTAGTTTTATTATGTTTTATTTTATAAGATTTTGTTGTTTTGATCATAATATATTATTGTACGATAATATATTATTGTATATTTTACACCTTTTCTCATTAACAAAGGCGGGCACGTCCTTATATAATTACGAGCCTTGTGAAACGCCCCCACGCAAGGATAGTGGGGCAGTTTCCGGAGGGAAGAAAAAGTGTAATTCATTTCTTTTTTGGTAGCAACATTTCATTTGAACGATATAAACAGCACGTCAAGGGTGTGCGGATCTAAACAATCATATATCGAGCAACAAGATATTCGAGCATCCGGCAATTTTCGGCGCGCGTTTCTTGGGCAATCTGTGTTCGTGGCCGCCTACACGTTCTCGCTCAACTACACGCCAAAACTCGCGAATCCGCGGCTCCGCCGCAGAAAACCAATCCCGATTTCGTTTCACTAACACACACGAATATATTTCACAATACCAATAAAGGCGTCGATATAATACGTGTGTCTCGCCAAGTTCGCGTTTTTTCTCCGCAATCCACGCTTCTATCGCGGGTTTTTCAAGTGGAGTATTCAGCGGCATATAGACATATTTTGGCGAATTATCCACGAAATCGCGTTTTACAAAATACAGGATGATACCGTTGTATAAATATTTGGATAATCCGGCATAAAACTTGGTCTCCGCGTCATCATCTGCCGTTGTTACCGCTTCCGTGTATTCTTTGAATTGCGTTTCGACGAAATTACAGTCATCCAAATCGCACACTTCCATTTGAACTTGCATTTGAACCCAATATGCCATGGATGGCACGCCAGTTATATCACGATTCACCACATTTTTGATTTCAAGCATAACGCCATAATCTGGAGATTTAGGAGATACCACGATGCCATCCGGCGATGCCCCGATACACGCGACGCGCGGATGCTGAATACATCCAAATTGACCGACGGTACATTGATTGCGATATTCATAGATGGCAACGGATAAAGGCTCATATTTGACGCCCCAGTGTAAGGGTGATTCGACATTGACATTGGTATTGCTATATGATTCTAGTTCAAATACAGGCACCGGTCGGCATTTCTCGCAAACCAGGCTATTGTAATTGGCAGCAGAACCGAATACTTTCCAAATATTGCTGGCGGTCACGAGATTATTGCGGAAGGCATACCATTCGGGGGTTCTCTGTGCGGGTTGGTAGGCGGCATTTAGTGTTGCGATCTGGGCTTTCGCATTTGAATTAACACTATAATGATGTGGTCTAGGATGTAAATATTCGCGTCTGGGTACGGACATCATTCGAAAATACTCGCGCATAAGTATGCCGATTTGTGCGCGAAAGTCTGTATATGCTTCATCGTAATCTTCCAAATTATCATAAACGCAACCATTTGTTAAAATATTCGCACACATCGAGAAATATTCATCCGTTGTTGCTGCGACCAACGTTTCAAAGAATCCTGGATTATGATGTTCTATCGAGTTTACTTCTAAATATTCCCCCACAAATAGATATATTTCTGTCTCCAATTCTAATAAATCGGAGTTGGATAGTTGGTCGAGCATTCTTATATATATTAAATTGTTTTTGTATTTTTTTATTTGATATTATGGACGTCAAATAAATCAATTTTCTGGAACTGCGATTATATGGTATCTGACACACCCGTATCTTCAACTGACTCGACCCGCTTTGGCGTTAAAGACTTTAGCGTCGAGACTTTCTTGTCGAGGTTTTTTAGCGTGAAACCGCGAGTTGTCGCATTGAATACTAGACCTGGTATTGCGACAATAATGCCAACTACTTTGTCATATTCTACGTCGCGAACCTTGGCCATCTTGTCTTTGGCCAAACACTCGCTGAAAAATTGTTTGAGTCCTTTCACGTCTTTTGTTGAAAACGCGTTTTCACGGCCATATTTTTCGGCAAATGCGTGAAGTTTCTGGATTTTTAGGCGCTTATCGAGTTTATTCCACGGTTCCGTGCTGAGTATCTTCTTCTCCTTTTCTAAAAGTGAATCGATTTGGGTTAATGATGAGTTGGCTTTGTCCAATTCTAAGGCCGATGCCGAAAGCATATGGTTCTTATACTTGCTAAGAATCTTGGCATCGGATATCTGGTTTTGCTCGATTGCTACAGGCTCAGTTGGTTTAAATGCGGCATTTATTGAGTCAGTTGTATTGGATTCGGTAAACATATTTTAATAGTCTTGCTTTTATATTATTATGGTTAAATGTTTATATTGTTTTATGACATTAGATTATGACTACTCAGACGATTATTGTTGACTTTTTGCCTAAGGCTGTTAAGGCACAAAGAGCAGATAAGGCTATAAGTCTAACTCAAATTATTGTACCCAAGGAAAAGGCAATTCGAAAAACAATGGAAGAATGGAAACTGGATGCGAGATATTTAGAGGTCGAGAACCAATTGGCATATCTTTGTACCAAAACCACAGTTGAAAGACAAGATAAGCGCACTAGTGATGCGACTAGTGATGCGACTAGTGATCCTGATATTGATTTGGAGTTGCGCCGTCAGGTTTGTGCCAAAATCTCCGGTTACAAGTCTCAGGATATGAAAAAAGGGTTATTTGACGAATCCAAGTTTGTCTGTTTTGACGATGTTATCAAGTTGATGACTAGCAGTAAAATGGAATGTTTTTATTGTAAGAAACCGTCGCTATTATTCTACGAATATGTTCGAGATAGATGTCAATGGACGCTCGAACGGATTGATAATAGTCGCGGGCATAATATTGACAATGTTGAGATCGCGTGTCTGGATTGTAATTTGCGTCGGCGAACAATGTATCACGAGAGGTATTTATTCACTAAGCAAATAGGGATTGTTAAGTTGGTATAATAACCGATTACTTTATTTGCACTAAAATGAAATAAAAGAATCCGCAATTACGTATTAATGACCGCAAATACGCAAGTTATTGAGAAACTCAATTATTTTATAACCTCTCAACGAATCCCCAATATTATTTTTCACGGCTCATCAGGATCGGGCAAACGAACCATCGTCGGTGAGTTCATTTATCGCATTTATAACGGCGAACGGGCACGTATTAAAACCAATGTAATGTTCGTCAATTGTGCCCACGGCAAGGGCATCAAGTTCATCCGCGATGAACTTAAACACTTCTCGAAATCAAATATCCAATGTAATGACAACAACTTGTTCAAAAGTATCGTCCTCTATAATGCAGATGAACTAACAATCGACGCGCAGTCCGCGTTGCGCCGTTGTATTGAACTATTTAGTCATAATACGCGGTTTTTCATTGTGGTAGAAAACAAATACAAATTGTTGAAACCGATTTTGTCACGGTTTTGTAAGATATATGTGCCCGATAATAATGTAGAGCCTTTCGCGGAGTTGATCCCCAATTATTGCAGCTTACATATTATCAAAAATGATGCCGTATATGGACCGAGTATTTCGAAAAACTCTTATATTGCTGATATAATCGGCACTACATCATTGGAGACAAATACACATCGTCAATTTATGGAAATCGCGGATCGCTTATATGAAGCCGGCATTTCGTGCTTGGATATTTTAGAATATTTGGGGACTCTTGGCGAAGCCTCTATTGGCGAAGCCTCTATTGTTAAACTTAGATTTTGCTATAATAAAATAAAAAGTGAGTTCCGTTCGGAGAAGATGCTAATGTTATACTTGTTTGATTTCGCATTTCTTCGTTCAAATACTAATCTAAAAAATGTTTCGTTTTTATAAATGGACGATTTTGTATTGTCAAACTTGAATGAATCTCGAAATGAATGGTGTAGTCGTTTGGTTGGTATTATGACACCTCTCATAATGGAAGGAATACGGTCAATTTTTGCTGAGTCTTGGCGATTAAGTATGGATACAAATGAGGTTGAGAAGTATTTGATGACATTTCAAAACTTCTTGTGTCGTGTTCCCAAATGGAACCCGAATATCATCGAAGATGAGAAAAAACGCATCGTCGAAAAGTCTGGATGTAATTATTTAGAAGATTTGATAACGTGTGTTCATATTATTCAACTCAAATTGCTGACGTGTGTGCGAGTTGGCACTAGACAGAAGAAAATCGACATTTCTATTCCCAAACTCAATGACTTTATTCACAAAGTCTATATTAATACTTCTAGCAAAGTATACCGAAACGCATATTTGTTTGATAAATATGTTTCTGCGATTATTCAACAGCGCAATAATCGCGAGTTTGAGGTTATTGTCGAGGAATGTATTTTGCGCACGATTCGAGATAGCATTCCTACCGAGGCGATTGTGCGGGCTTATTTAGATGTATCGGTTGAACAGGAAGAAGAGGAGATTATTTCAGCGGCTATAGATAAGGAACACGACAAGGAAGATACCGATGATATTAGCTCGAATAAAGATAGTTCAAAGATTGATGATTTAAAGATGGATGCTTTAGGCAATAATGATATTCCAAGTAGTGTTCCGTCCATTACTAATATCGATGATAAACCGGTTATTACAAAACTGTCATTTAATGATATCGACAATGCCTTAAATGATGATGGCAGGGTCGAGGAGATTAACGCACCCAAAACAATCGAACGCCTCGAAGATATTAGTTTAGCTCGGTTTAATCAACGCCGGGTTGACGAAGAAGATGATGACGATAATGACCGAATAACAATTAGCGATGATGTTGTTTTAGATTTAGGCGCGATGGATTTGAATCCTATTATTGGTGGAGATGAATCGACTAATAATGATCAGATCAGTTTAGATATCGAAGATTATGTTTAGATGATGCGTAAAATAACGCTTAAAGTCGCGTAAAGTCGCGTAAAATACCGCTTAGACTCGCGTAAAATACCGCGTAAAATAATAGCAATAATTAGAAATGGAATCTATTGTATCAATTGTTTTGGTTGCGTCTATCTTCTATATTGTTGCGAAAATAATCGATATGAAGTATATTCAAAAAGAGATGAGACCATTAAAAGAAATGGTTCGTGATTCAGCAATTGTTGCAATTTCTTGTGGACTTGCCGTATTTTCTGTTATGACGTTAAATAAACCAGTAGGCGGATTCATCGACGCGATTACAGAGAAGACCGCAATTCCAGCTGCTGCCAATGTTTTCACTGACAATCCCGGGTTCTAAACAAATGTCCAAAGGTGTATATTGGTAATCAAACATAAAACAATAAATCGTATATTATTGTTTTACTAATACTTCCGTATGATACGATGCGGATACCCAAACGTTTTTAGAATATCAACCTCTACATATTTCCCCGATTCTAGGTAGATATCAACCAGCCGATTTATTTGCGGTGCGTCTGTATCATCAACTATCATAATTCCGCCCGGTTTCAATAGTAAGTCCGCATATTTCATATCGCTCGTCGCGCAAAACTCGCTATGTCCGCCATCGACATGTACTAGATCATAGGTTTGGATTCGATTAACCATATGGTTGGGCATCGTTTGGGTCGAGTCGCCCTCTATGTATTCGAAGGTTGTCTGGGGAAACGCGGATTCTATATAATTTATACACGGACGGGTATATTTATGGTGGCCGATGTCGAATATGGTGAATGTTGTGGCAGATGACGATAGCAGCATCAACATTGCGGAATGCCCGGCGTTAAACCCGATTTCGCATATGCTTGTGATTGGTGCATTGCCACACCAGAACAGATTGAGTTGTTTATTGTATAACTCTGGGTATTCGCGGATAGATTGGTGATGATAGAAACAGTTGCCTTCAAACTCGGTTTCGTTGATATGTGCGAGAATAATTTGTTTCAAGTCCTCTAAATAAATCAACATCTCGGGATACTTTTCCTTGTATTCTTGGGCGAGTTCCATTATAATAATTTGTTATTATGTTTATATTTGTTTTGTTGGTGTATTATGGGTTTTACTTAGAATATCTGCGAGACTTTTGTTTGCGAGACTTTTGTTTGCGAGACTTTTGTTTATGTGTTTTAGTTCCACCTGTAAAATATTTGAGATATGTTGCATATGCAGCAGCAGTTAGACAAACCCCAGTAATAATATTACAACGACTTGGTATATAGTCATTTATACTTTGTTGTGAAGACATTTGATTTAAAGGCGTTTGATGTGAAGACTTTTGGGTTTCATATGCTGCTAATAACTCTAAAAGTTCTTCATCCGTAAAATTTATATAATTTTTTTTTGGAAACATTTGGTTATTTTCTCTAAAAGTATCTAATTCAACTATAAAATTATTTTCATCTTCTGATAAGAGTCCAAGCTTTTTCATGTCCATACGCCCAGCTAATGATTTTTGATGTATATTATTGATAAAATCAGTATTTAATCGAGGATCTATGATGTCATATTTATCATATTCTGGATTCAATGATGAAAACTCAAAATTAGTTTGTCCTTTTGTTATACCGAATATTCTATTTTTTAATTGTGCTTGATGTTCATTTATTGACATTTGTGTTTTACCAGATTCAGATCTAACCAAACCATCATTTACATTTACTTTTTTAGTTGAAGTTTTTTTATGATCAGTTTTAAACGCAGATTTTGGAGTCAAACTTCTAGACGTCAAACTTCTAGGCATTATATATACTACTGATAAATCGATTTACACCATTGAAGATTACCGATAAATCAATTCCCTTCGGGTAGTGCAAACTTACATCGGTATAAAAAATATTATTTGGATGTATTTGATATTTATGGATTCATATATGACAACTTCTCTCCAATGTTTCCAAAAAGCGCGCCATTATACGGGACATTCTTATCCATCGATTTTGCGATGGTTTTGTCGCTGATTTTTTCAAACCGAATACAATCATATCGGCTGCCATATTCGCGCATCAATTGTCCAGCTGCGTCAAATACGCCGAATCCATTCTTATATAGGAGAGGCTCCTTTCCATATTTCTCTACAAACTTTTTGCGGGCTTGGCATTCGCTGAACAATTTATATATATAGCCCTTAACTACGGTCCCATTTTTCACTGGGGTGTCCAGCGCAGCCGATGATTCGAATCCATTCATTGTTGCCGCGGTCTTTCTGTCGAGATACACATTCAATATCTCGGTTTCATCGGCGGTTAACTTGGCAATGTACCCGAGGTTTTGGACGCGGGTTTGTTTCGTTGGTTGGACCGCATCAGTATTGGTTGCGTCCGGATCCCTCTCCACAAACATCCAGCGAAATCCGCAATAAATAGTGTTTCCATTGACGGCAATAGTTAGACTTGGGCGTTTTATATTGTGGTTTTCATTCATTAGTTGAGAGGCAGATTCGTAGACTTTTATCAATTCCATTGTCTCGGGGTTGATTTGCTGAACTCGGGGGCCGAGGGTTATCAGAGGTTCTTGGAATCCAGTCACGGTTTTTGGGGCAGTAGTTGCGCCCAGCTTATCGACAAGTTAATTAATATTTTTTTCCAGATTGTCTATTTTGGCAAATAACAGATTGATTTTTTCATCGGATACGTTGTCTTTTTTTTGAAGTTCCAGTTTTAATTTTTCTATTTCGAGTTCGAGTCGATATTCTTCTTCGCGTCTGGATGTCATTGTTATAGTAAGTAAGTTTGCTTTATATTTTTACTAAAACAGTTTTTAGTAAAAAATGCATCAGTTGTTTTGCTTTTGAAAACAAAAAGCAAACATTGTCGATGCATTTTACATTATTTGCTTTTGCTTTTCAAAAGCAATTACAAATCAAAATCAACCTTAATAACACTCGGCGCATCCTGCTTAGTAAATAATACTTTTGTAATTTTCCGTAATACATTTGACAAATCAAAGTTTTTATCATTTGGATTGTATCGTAGGATTGTAATATTTTGCTTTAACAAATATTGCTCTCTGGTATGTTCATAGGTTATATCTCGGTCTTTGTGGTCATTTTCATCACATTCAATTGCCAAGTTATAATCTTCAAAATACAAATCAATATAATATGTTCCAAATCGTTTCTGACGGGTTAATCGCAGTGCTTCTGAAAATGAGTTTTCTATAAACCCGATTGTCTGGGTTTCGATACACATAACAACATTTACATGACCGCAATTTTCATTTATTTTTTTTATATACCGATTTTTTAGATTGTATGTATTCTTTACTAAATTGAATGCTTCTTCTGTAAGCAACATATGTATGCGATTATGTCCACCTCTATGGTTTAACTTTTCAGCTTGGTTTTGTTCAATAAAATATATACCTTCTTTAAAGTTTTTTCTTACAAATGTAGTCAAACATACTTTTTGAGTATTGAACATATCCACCAGTTCATCAATATTTTTTGTAAATGACATATATTGTATTACTATTAATTATATACACTTATATTTTCAATTTTACATATAAAATTGAAATCTTATATATAACCCAACTCATCAAGCATATACGATGAAGTGTTTGGCAAAAGACCGCAATAACAATGGATGTCGAAACTATTATCAAGCTGATTCTCGATTCTGTAAGAACCACCAATATATGAACGTTTATACCGAGACAATGCTCGAGCAAACCCGACTATGTTCAGGGTGTAAAAAAATGTATTACTTGGAACCTGGTATAAACCAATGTGCTGCTTGTCATGGTCGAGGCTTTTCCAATCGTGAAAACCTGAGCAAAGGTGTCGTCCCGTGTGGGAAACCCGGATGTACTCATTCAAAATCTGCCGAAAATGCTTACTGCGGGCTCCACCAGATTTGCATGTTTGTGGATGAATGTACTAATGCCGGCACGCGACCTTGTACCAAGTACTTGCGCGGATGTCGTGTCCAGCTATTGCCCAACTATCCTAATCGAAGTTGTGACCAATGTTTGGAAAAGGAACGGGTGCGAGACCGTGCAGCCCGGAGTGCTGTTGTTTTGGATGTTGTCGATGGACTCAAACAATGCTCGGTTTGTTGTAAGTCGAACCCTGTTGATTGCTATGTGGGTGCTAATGGTCAGGAAACCAAGACGTGTAGGTCGTGTCGCGACGAGTTTGATCGACAAAATGAAAAACGTGATAAAGAACACGTGCGCGAGCTGGATAGGAAAAACTCAAAGAAGCCAGAGCGGGTCGTTGTTAAGAATGAATGGGTTAAAGCAAATCCTGAAAAGGTGGCATTGAAAGATTTAAATAAACGTAATCGGATTTATGGTGGAGGTATTGATTTGACAAAAGAACAATTTGAAACAATAACAAAACAACCGTGTTATTACTGTGGAATTATACAAGATAAAGGGTTCAATGGGATTGACCGTATGGATAGCACAAAAGGTTATGAGATTGATAATTGTGTTAGCTGTTGTACTGAATGTAATATGATGAAAGGTGCTGTGGATAATATAACATTTATTCAGCGGGTCGAACACATTTTGACAAATAATAGTATGATAACAAATGGAAAAAGATATCCCGATGCGTTTTCAAATCACAATGGTTCGAGTTTATCTATGTATAAATACAGTGCTGAACGACGGAATTATGTATTTGAATTAACTGAAGAAGACTTTTACAAAATAATTAAGGATGATTGTTATATTTGTGGTAAGAAAACCGACGAAAATCATACAAACGGTATCGACCGATTTGATAATGAACAAGGATATACATTTAATAATTCAAATGCGTGTTGTGGTCAGTGTAATATTATGAAAAAGGAAATGAATTATTTATTATTTATGAATAAACTTAAAAAAATATATAAAAACTGTGAAAATAAAGAAATGAAGATACCAAGTGTTTATGTTATAAATATTTTAAACCATAATAAAAATAAACTTTGTTCCACCCAAAAGCGAAGCAATGTTAGTAATAACAACAACTCGCAAATAATATATGACAAATAATTATTTATAACCTATTTAATAAAAAACGGTTTTTTGTTTTTTATTAATTTTTTTTTTATTTTAAACCATATTATAGAGCCAATTTATATTGGTTAAGAGCTGTATGCAACCCCACACATACCAGCCATCACTCTCAACACATTGTAAGAGTAGGCATAAACACGGACCTTGGCGGTGTTGGTTCCAACAACAGTTCCCGAAGAAAGGACAAGCTGGAGGGTAGCATTGTCGATTCTGGAGAAGTTACACGTGCCGCTGGGCTGGTGTTCCTCAGGCCTGAGGGCGAATGAGTACACGTTGATGCCAGTATCAGGGGCACGGGTGTGGTGCTGGAAGGGCTGGACAACGTCGAAGTAAGATCCTTCACGCTCAGAGATGCGGTCCTGGCCGTTAAGCTGGAGCTTAGCGGTGACGACGGGGTTCTCTCCCCAGCAGTGCATGTTGAGGGCGGTCTCGGCGAGCACGAATGTGCCGGCATCGGATACCAAGGAGCCGTTGTTGGCACCAGAGTTTCCGTCAAAGATAGAGTGATCCCATCCGGCGGCGTTGTTGCCGAGGGAGGCATTTGTAGACACAAGGCCATCAATGGCACCGGGCATCTCAAACACACCTCCACTGATGAAAGCGTTGGAACCGGATGTCTCAGCCTGGCCACCAAAGACGTGAATCGAAGGGGGGAGGGCATCGATGGCATCGGTGTAGTTGAAGGGTTGGGGACCCAACACCTTGTACAAGGTGGAACCACCTTCAAGGGCATTGCAGTAGTCAACGTTGGAATCAGGTTGAACAACCCAGATGAGCTCCTTGCAGGGGTGGTTGAAGTTGATCTTGATCTTATTGGAGGAAGATCCGACTGACTCATCACCGGTGTATTGGAGCTGCTCAATGAGGTATTCGTGGGGGTTCTGTGCCATCTTTCTGCGCTCGTCGGTATCCAAGAAGATGAAATCAACATAGATAGAGGCGGCAACAAGGGACTGTTGGTAGGCAGTTGTGACAGCCTGGGAAACAGAAGTGGTCTCAGATAGAGACTTAACGGCCCACAAGCACTCACCAATAGGTCTGAAGTCGATGTTAATCTTGACCTCGTGGTATTGGAGAGCGACCAAAGGAAGTGCCAAACCGGGGTTTCGGCAAAACCAGAAGAGGAGGGGGACATAGAGGGTGGTCTCAGGGAGAGCTCTGCGAGGAGCGCAAACCTGGGTGGGGCCACCAGTAGAGGCACAAGGACCATTGATGTCGGCAAAAGCGGGGTCGCACAAGTAGGTCAATTGGGTGGTATGTCCAATCATCTTGTAATAACCGGCCTGTTGCTCAGACGACAGTGTGAGCTGATTCCAGATGTGCATCCAGTCACCATATTGTCTATCAATTCTCTGGCCACCAATCTCGACCTCAACAAGGGCAATGAGTTGTTCACCGGGGTAGTCCAACCAACGGGCATAGACGGGTCCAGTACCGTTAGCACCAAGGCCCTGGTTAATCTCAGGGAGAGTCACCTGAACATAGGTTCTGTAAGCCAAATCACCATTTCTGGAGATTGTGCAACTAACTCTTCGGCCAAAATCGGCCTGACCATTGAATGTCTGCTCGATGGACTCCATCGCGAAGTTGGTGTGGCGTCTGTATGACACCTTCCAGAAAGTGATCTCGGGGTTTCCTGTAAGGAAAACGTCTTGGGCGCCGTAGGCGACTAATTGCATAAGTGCTCCTCCCATTTTTTATATATACTTCGAAAACATATTTTTTCCTAAATAATCGCGCAAACAACCTCATTTAATCGCAATTATAAAATCGCGTTTTCTACTATATTATTATTATCCTACATTGATGTAGAACCCAGATATCACAAATTATTTATATCCTATAAATAATACAATGAATATTTGTGCCCCCGCTTTTTATTTTCGGGACATTATTTAGTAATGCCGCGAGTTTGTAAATATATTAGATGTCGAAATCGGCCTCTTTATGGGTTAGACATGGGATGCCCAATTTACTGTTTGGAACACAAAGATCGAGAAATGGTAAATGTATTGTATGCTTGTATAAAGGGACAATCCCCACAAATACTTGATAAAAAATGCACCAATACAATGTGTGTTGATCGACCCACAAGTAGTAGATTTAAAGGATATTGTAATATGTGTTTTACGACAATGTTCCCGGATGAACCTCTCTCTTTTCAAACTAAATATAAGACAAAACAGCAGGCGACATACCATTTTATTACAGCGAAGTTTGATGGATTCACTCACGATATGCCAATTTATATTTGCGATACAAGAATCGACTATCGAATCATAATTGGCGATACGTTGTTGTGTGTTTCAACTAATTTCGTTGATATCGAATTATTGCCAATTCAAAAAGAAGCAACCGATAAAACCATACTTATCGTATTCAATCACGATAAATATATAAATGACATTGGACAAAGTGTTAATCCAATGTTGTATATGAGACTCCCGGCGCTTGAAGACGAAATTGCGCGCCAAATGGAGAGGATAATTGCTGGAAAGAATGCGGAGTCTTTTGAAATAATCCAGTTGTTTATGACAAAGAATCCATCGATGAATTCTCAGTGATAAATTTTTCTAAATAGTCGTCCTGGAATATTTCTTTTTTACCATTGTGCAACTTTTGAAAAATATATTTGCCGTCGCGTTTCTTCACGCTCCAGCCTTGTTCGAGCGATTTGAAGATGAATGCCATCTTATATATGGTTTTTGTGTCTAAATCGGGGCGTCCTTGTCCGCTCATATCTTACATACTTTACCGAATTATTTATTGAGTTATAAACGACACGCCTCGCAAATGCGTTTGAAACCGACTATTTATCCAAGAAAAATAGAAAAATAGAACCCTGGATAAAAACATAAAATCTATGGTATATATTATTTAGGATGAACAATGATGTACCCGAGATAGACTACCTTTTACACGATGACATCGCACGATATGTTATGTTTCCAGTGCGCGACGAAGATATTTGGAAAATGTACAAGAAACAGGTCGACTGTTTTTGGCGTGCAGAAGAGGTGGATTTGTCAAAGGATCTCGGTGATTGGAGTAAATTAAATGAGGACGAACAATATTTCATATCAATTGTACTCGCATTTTTTGCGGCGAGTGACGGAATTGTTATGGAGAATCTGGCGACGCGATTTATGGCTGATGTCCAGCTCGCAGAGGCACGTGCCTTCTATGGATTTCAAATTGCGATGGAAAACATACATTCGGAAATGTATAGTTTGCTCATCGATACATATATTAAGGACCGCGAAACACGAGGCAAAATGTTTTCGGCAATCAAGACATTCCCTTGCATCCAGAAAAAGGCTGACTGGGCGCGAAAATGGATCGATTTTGAAACCCATAAGAAAACCGGAAAATCATTTGCGACGCGATTAATTGCGTTTGCGTGCGTAGAGGGAATATTTTTTAGTAGTAGTTTTGCGGCAATATATTGGATTAAGAAACGCGGACTAATGCCGGGATTAACATTGTCTAACGAGTTTATTAGTCGAGATGAGGCACTTCATACGGAATTTGCCATTATGATTTACAGTAAATTGGTGGAGAAGTTAGATAAGACCGATGCGCAAAATATTGTTAGAGAGGCGGTCGAAATCGAGAAGGAGTTTATAACAATCGCGCTGCCGTGTCGTCTTATTGGTATGAATATGAAGTTGATGGCGCAATATGTGGAGTTTGTGGGGGATCGATTGTGCGTACAACTGGGACTGCCGAAGATTTATGGATGTTCGAATCCACTGGATTTTATGGAATTGATTAGTGTAGATAGCAAAGTGAACTTTTTTGAACGAACTAATAGTGAATATGCTATGGCCAATAAGGAAGTATCAACAGATGTGTTCAATTTTAATGCGGAGTTTTAATGTTGTGTAGTTTTAGGCTATTTCACATATCATAAATAACATATTGTAATAATATATTATGGCAGCATTTTCTTCAGTTCCACTTGTCATTCCAACTTTAGATGGAGGACAAACATTGATCAGTGGGCACAGTAATGAACATAGTTCGACAGAGTGTTCTAAGGAGAATAAAGACCGACTAACTAGTATACTTACAGAGGATAAATACAAAGGCACTTCTGTGCAAACGGCAAATTCTGGGGATTGTTCTTATCAAATAGTTAAAGATACTATATTATTTAGTTTACACCCTACACACGATAAAAAAATTGCGGCTCGTCAAGAATATAGTTTGGGAATAACAGATAACCAAAATATAATAAAAAGAATAATAGCAATAATTGATAAAGGTATAACAAAAACAAAAGCAGCCTTAGCCAAATTACAAAGAACAAAAACAAAAACAGTATTAGCAATTGATTTTAGAAACCAATTATCAACTGATCATTCCGCTTTGTATAATTTTATAACTGGTTTAAATTTATACTCTTCTATAAGGAAAGAAATTGGCGATTTAAATGATGAATATATGCGAGAATCTATAAATTGTACAAATAAATCAGTATGTTTAAAGTTATATAGTGATTATTTAAAAAAATTAATAAAATTATTTGATAAAGAACAAAAAGATTATGAAGAAAAATTGGAAGATTTTAATGTTGGAAAAACATTTGTGCAATATAAAATAAGAAGAATTGTACCATATTTACATAAATTTTATGGTAAGTATAATGAATCAAATTTTAAAAATTGTATTACACTTCTACCAAAATTTAATACATTAATACAAAAAACTCAATTTATAAACTTTTTTTTACAATTTACAATAGACAAAATCCAAAATGGAGATTTGGATTCGCAATTTTATTTTGATATAATTAAAAACCTTAATTTATATGATGAAACAACTAAAACGTTTAACTTTATAAATGTATCTGAAGATATGTTAATACACTCGCGAGTTTTACGCGAAATATATGAAAAAAAGTTTAATTTGTTAATTCAATTGCTTACAGAAGTTCAAGATTTACCAGAATCCAGTATTCCAAGTATACTAAAATATTATCCCGCAAGTATTGTTTTAAAACCGATTCACCATAGAAATACTGATGGAACATATACTACAGAACTTGGGTCATTTATGTATTATTATTTGGAGTGTTTATGCTTAGAAAAAGACGCAATAATTAATAATGGATTGACAGAACATTTTGATAGAGTTTGTTCACAAGATATTGCTGAAAATGCTATAAAAGGAGCGGTCGATGATGGAATAGATCTTGCGGATTTAATTGCGTTTTTATATAGATTAAACACGAATGGATTAAAGTATAATTTTATTATTAATATTTGTAGAAGTGATTCGCAATATGATGGTAGTATAGAAGTTGATAATTCTCAATCGCCATCGCTATCGCAATTTGGTGGAAAAAAAACTCGGCGACAGAATAAGTCGAGACGCAACAATAAGTCGAGACGCAACAATAAGTCTCGGCGACAGATGAAGGGAACATATATAAGCAAGGTATGAACGCACAATGGTGTAAAATATTATAATATTATATAATATTATAATGGCATCATTTTTGTCTATCAAAAAAACATTGCCTATCAAAACCCTATTGCCTTTTAGTAAAGTAGTACTATCTGTTCAGATGCATTCTAGCGAATCATATATTACTCGAATTACCGATAAGGACGAAAGACGACAACTCAAAGAAGTCCCAATCATACATAATGCTCCTCATAATAAAGGTTGTTGTACAGATCTTAATTCTCGTGAAGAGATATCAAACCTTATGTTAGGAAACCTATCACACAAAACAAAAATAAACGCAAGAGACCAGCGGACAGCTAATTTAGAAAATAGAATAGCATACTCAGAAGCAAAACACAAAATGTATAAAGAGTTTCGTGATAAACTCATTCAATATGAAAATACCCACGAAAAAAATAAAAAATATATACAAACGTCTGTGAAAAAATTTATAGATGCTAATATAGACAACACACTAAGATTTTCAGATTATGTAATTAGAGAATTAAAAGCATTTGTTGATACGTATAATACTAGTATTCGAATCGATGATATAATTACGTTTTGTTCAGACCAGATAGAAAAATTACAAAAAGATATTGATGATTATAAAAAGAATGATTCAAATCAGTCATTCAAAGAAAATAGTTTGGCAGAATTAGGCGGTCTATACCGCGGATTTGGATCAATACACGATCCACCATATGAAAATACAGTTGTTGTTTTATTTAAAGTTTCTAGAAAACTAGAAGATATGATACAATTTGTAAAAGAGTTTAGAGAATTTTGTGAATTAAAAAACAGAAAGCGGCACGATAAAACAGAAGACGATGATAAAAAAATATATCAATTTATGTACGTTGATTGTAAACTTGGCGATATTGATTTTAAAACTGTGAATATAAATGATATTACAATAATTTGCGATAGATTAGAAGGTATTTTAAATGGACTCAATGAATCTGTGATCGCATTATCTAAGATCGAATTATCTCATATCGCATTATCTAAGATCGAATTATCTGAGATCGAATCAACTGGAAAATTGTTATTTAAATTTGATGGTAAGCTAGTTCCATCAACACTTATTTTTAAACCTACACCAACCAATCAAATTGGACCGTGGGCATATAATTTATTTAAAAATACTAGTATTCATAATCATGCTACTATTGCTGAATTTGATAGTATTTGGACTTTTGACCCAATTGAAAATGATCGAATTGAACAGGATGGAGGAAACTTTGATCCAGGATTTAATTCCGCAAGGGCAAGTATATTTATGTGCGATTATCTTATAAGCCCAGATAATTTACGTCTTTATTTTGAGGTATGTAGAAATGGTGCGGAAGGATGTATAATACCAGGACAAGATTCGCAACTAATAGATCATTCAAGTCAGTCGCAAGCAAGTCAGTCGCAAGCCAGCCAGTCGCAAGCTTCAACGGTAAAGGATCAATTCTTCGCAAATAAAGATGCAATATATTCGCAACGATCATTACATTTATCAGACTTGGGGTATGAGTCGCCATATCTGGGTAGCTTTACATATGGTTCTACTGCGTCACACGGTTTGACACAAGGTTTGTCACAAGGTTTGTCACAAAGGTCATTCCGCCAAGGTTTGTCACAAGGTTTGTCACACGGTTTGTCACAAGGTTTGTCACAAGGTTTATTATCACATCCATTACCACCACATTTATCAAATCATATTGTGCCGCCGCGCGTCTCGGTACAAACCTCGGCACAAGCCTTGGTACGAGAAGCACAAGATGCACGAGAAGCACGTATGTTGAGAGAAATGTTTGGCTCTCAAAGTGATATGGATTCAAGTACTTCTAGCTCTCAAAGTGATATGGATTCAAGTACTTCTAGCTCTCAAAGTGATACGGGTTCTCAAAATTATGGACACGCTCAATCATATGGTGGTGGAAAAAAGTCTCGACGAAACAAAACCTCTCGACGAAACAAAACCTCTCGACGAAACAAAACCGCTAGACGAAACAAAACCGCTAGACGAAATAAAACCTCTCAATAAATAAAATAATATTACTATTTTATTTATACTCCTAATTTTTTTATACTCATAATTTCTTTATTGCGCAATGTATTCCTCCGCGCATCTTATTGAGTTCACTCATATCCACTATAATAACTCGTTTTTTGGTCGCATTAACTAGTCGTGGATTTTGCGCCAGAACAAATGTATCGAAACACACAAAATTACAACTATATGTGCGTTGTTCTTCATCAGTTATTTCAAATATCTTGTATCCAAGGTTTTCTAAGTAGTTGAGCAATGGAATCGATGCGATTTGTTTACCTGTCCTCTCATATACATCTACTAAAAATGATTTTGCTCCACTCCATATTACCGCGACATTGTCGATGAACCCAAGCATACAGTCTAAGTGTATTTTGGTTGGATCACTAGTGCACCTATTGGTGCATTGCTGATCACTAGTTATTCTGGCTATCTTTGATGTTCCAAATACATCCGCATACATTAAGTCTCGAATCGCCTGTTTACTAGTTCGTTGGCCAGCCATTATGAAAGTTATGCCGCGATTATATAAATAGTCGCCACCTTCCAGAAATCCGCGCTTTACTATGTAGATGGGTTTTCTTAATAGCTTGCTTATATTTTCGGGTTCACTCGTCCGCAATTTGTTGCGAAAACGACTGATTATAGAATGGGTCGGCGTCTCGATAAAGGGATCTTGGATAAAGACCGAGTCTAATGTGGACGCAGGTATTTTGATTATTCGAATGTTATTTTGAACTAGGACAGAGATCATATTGTCATATTGTGCTTTTAGTTGAGATGCCGAAATGGGACTGTTGTACTCATATTCGCTAATATCGGCCGCCGTTATTTTGCGAACTGCCGGATAACATATTGCGACAACCTCTCTGTTTGACATTATAATACTACTTTTTATTTTTTATATCTTGTTTCAATTTATCCAAATATAGATACTTCTGCATGTGTTCATTCTGGATATTTTCTATCCATTCGATTACATTTTCAACCTCCAATATCTGGGGCAAAATCGCGATTTTCTGGTCCTGCGACAAGTCGCTATATCCGGCGCGCTGATATCCAAGATAATGGTTGAACATATACCATTGTTTTGTCGGCATCAGTGACTTCCATAGAATATCATTTTGGTATATCCAATGCGATTTGGTATAAAACAGATTCTCCACATTAGCATCGAATAATTCAACCAGTTCTGTCATAATAGAGCGATTCACTAAATACCCGGCGCCATTTGTGGATGACGATATGCGGGATACTAAATACCCCGTATGTTCTGGTATAACGACAGCCGAGCAGGTAGTTAGCATCAATACATCCCACGTAATCTTCATATCGAAAAAGGCTTTCAAATCAGCATTTACCTTTTCGCCATCTTCGATAAACCGAAAGTCATCCTCTATTATTAATGCGTTTTGATATTCCATTGCGAAGGCCATATGAATCGCGTTTGAATGGCTTACTAGACATCCCGTATTGGGACAGCCATTATAACTGGATGCGGGGAATCGCATTATTTTGTCTTCGGGGATACCAATTCGGGCGAAGTCGGCTTCAATTTCTGCTCGGCGGTCGGTGCGTGCGTCCATATTGATATAAATAATTTTGTCAATATGTTCCATTATACTAAAAGGCGAAAAGCCTCTAATATTGTTTATTTGTAATTGTGTATATATACGGGCATCGCGTCGATGTCGATTAACGGTGCATTACTGGAAGGTGCCGCATCAATATCGGCAACCTGGTATTTTGAGAATACCGGGCGACAAATAATGTCTTTCGGCACCAAATTATTGACAATACGCGCAATCATCTTATATAGTTTGAATCCCGGATACCTCTCTTCACCACCAGATTTATAGAGGATATTTTTGCCATAATCGTCTTCGCACCATTCATCGATGAGTGTTTTGAGATCGCGTGAGTCCGAATCCATTGTGAAGTCATAGAGGGAACAACCCAGACGAGATAAGTCAAAACTTGG